ACATGGTTGTTGAATTGGGTGACGTAAGAATTGCTATTGAAATTAAACGTGGAGAAACTGGTTCTGATTTAAGATCTGGCTTTGGTCAATCAATGGTTTATGCAACTGTTTATGACTTTGTATTGTATCTCTTCATCGATACCAGTAAAGACAAGAAAATCCTGAACTCAAGTACAGGTGGAAATGAAGTTGATTTCGTAGAAACAATTTGGAAGAATTGGAACATAAGATTCGCAATAGTTTAATGAGCAAAATTTTTGTAACAGGCAACTTACAGTTTGGCCGACCAAGTATTATCAAGAAGATGAAAAGACCCTTTGAGTCTCTTGAAGAGATGCACGAAGAGTTGATTAAAAAATGGAATGCGGTTGTCGCCATAAACGATACAGTGTACCATTGTGGCAACTTTGCATGGGATCCTGATACTGCAGAAACTATGTTAAACAAACTTAATGGTAACATTTATTTAATTCCAGGCGAAGATGACAATGCCATTTTAGATCTTGTTAAAAACAAAAGCGTGCCTAAGCATGCAGTTGTTATTGACACAATCAATGAAATCAGTGAATTAGAATCAGTATTGTCTTATTGGCCCATGACTGTGTGGCCTAAACAAAGTAGACGTTATTACAATGTGCATGCTTACCCAAGCAAAAAGCACTTATCAAATCACAAATCTAAAAGCCTAAATGTGGCATGTGATTTCTGGGGCTACAAGCCCATCGAATTAGAAACAGTTAAAGAGTTGGTAAATCTCAACGAAGAATTTACTGATTGATTACCAACTCTTTAACATTTATTTTCAAAAAAACTGAAAATAAATTTTTTTATGTCAAGTTTTTTGTGTATATTTACACTATAACTTAAAAACAATATGAAACAATCGGAAAAGTATTTGAATCTTATCAACGAAGATTATCAATTGGATCCAACCCATCCAGAGTATTATGGTTTTTTAAACACAAATCCTTCTGACTCTGGTGAATTTACAACGATAGCTACATATATTGCTCAGAATCCTGAAAAATATAAAGATGTCTTGAATAAGCTTAATTTAGAGATTGGGTTCAATTCATGTAAAGAAGAAATGGTCTTTGTTAGAAAATGTTCGTAACTTTTTAAAATAAAAGTGTCCGGTTTAAAAAGAATGTATTATATTAGCAGTATGAATAACCAAAATAAAAACAGCAAACGTATGAAAGTAAAAAACAATAACCTAAGCTATCGTGAATTAGCAGAAAATTTTGTAGCAACTAAATCTGAATCAGATTATGTGCAATTGTATAAAAAAGTTAAACCAGGTTTAAGATCTTATATCTTTAAAACTGTTAAGGACTCTGCTGCAGCTGAAGATATTTTGACTAATACATTGACTAAGTTGTGGACCAAGATTGATCAGTATGATCCTCAGTATCAAATTACAACATGGTTATATCGCATTGCATTCAACGAGTGTCTTGGTTGGATTCGTGAACGTAATCGTAAGTATTCTTTGGATTCTATGCAAGAATTTGGTTTAGACATTGAAGAATCAACTGGTAAACTTACAAGTAACATTTCTGATTTGATGGAAGATTACGAAATGAAATCTGAAGCTGATTATTTAGCTGAAGATGCAGAACTTGATAGAGTTTATGAATCTACTTTGATGGCAATGGATAAGTTGAAACCAATATATAAGAATATACTTGTTGATCGAATCATCAATGAAATGAAATACGAAGATTTGGCTGATAAGTATAAATTACCTTTGCAAACTATCAAAAATAGAATTCGTCGAGGTCGCTTATTGGTGATCGAGATGGTCGAAGCATAATGGAACAACCAAACAAACAAAGAAGCATGCAAATGTACCACATCATGAGCGAGGGCAATGCATTAGAAACTTGCATGACTAGTGAAACTGCTTTTAAAAAGGCAAAAGATCTTAATGCAGATAAAATTGAGTTAGTAAACATAGCATGGGATTCAACTGGAGAGTCTACAATTAGTAGGCAAACCATTTGGTCAAAAAAGAAATAAATTATGGAACCAGAAAAAGACATATTCGACCAATGGGCTGAAGAACGTGAAAGTAAATCATGGATCATTAGAAAACTTGAGTTCATTCCAATGTGGTGGAGCAATGATGGCATGTATTTACATAAGACTATTTGGACTGGACTAAAGAATCTTTGGTATTGGTTTCCTATTATCTGGAAAGATCGCCATTGGGATGACCATTATATCTTTGAAGTTATGATGCACAAACTTAAAGCCCAATCTAAATATATTGGTGACAGAGATTGGCATACAAGGTCACAAAGAGATGCTGAAATTATGATGACTTGTGTTCGTCTAATGAAATTAGTTAAAGACGAGCATTACAGTTCAGAATATATGGATTATCATGAAACTAAACATTGGTTTGAACCAGTACCTGACAAAGAAGGTTATAGTTCATGGGAGTCAAGACAACTTAAAGAAAACTTTGATGACTTCTTTAAGAAACATCCATCAGCTTATAAAAAGGTTTTAGCAGATGAAAAACTACAGATCTTTGGAATAGAACCAAGAGATGGTGAAACTGAAACTGATGCTAAACAAAGAATCGCAATGAATATTGGTCACTATAATCATAACAGAGCAAGAAAATTACTCTTTAAATTGATGGAAGAAAACATCGAAAAATGGTGGGACTAAAATTTGATTCAGCTGAGTTATATATGTTACGCATCAACGCGCATAAAATAACAAAAGTTCAATCAGATGGCAAAAGCAAAAACCGGGGCTGCTTCTACAGGATTTAGAGCAACCACAAAAACAACAAGACCAGGAGTTCACTCTAAAAAGAAAAATTCTTCACACAAAAGAAGTAAGAATTATCGTAAGAAGAACAGAGGTCAAGGAAAATAATTTAGAAAAAGTTTAAAAAACGTTGAAACAAACGATTCGACAGATATATAATCCTCAAACAACAATAAAACACAAGATGAAACGCATAGATTTACATAAGAATTATCTACAAGTGATTAGCTGGGCATTTATACCGGGAACTAGTCATGGGCGTGCTTTATCTGTGAGTTGATAAGAAATTATTTAAACTTAAAGTTAAAACCCAAGCCCTCAAAAAGCTTGGGTTTTTTATTGGCCCTAAATGGTGCGGTAGCTCAGATGGTAGAGCACAGGACTGAAAATCCTGGTGTCGGCGGTTCGATCCCGCCCCGCACCACCAGAATAAATGTTCTTTGACATATTGGTAAATTTGTATAAGTTGATCTTGGAGGTCAGTAGGTCTGCAAAATCTACGGAGTTGGTTCGATTCCAACCTTATACTCAATGTCCTGTACCCTTGAGAAACTCGTATCAAGTTAGTATGATTGACTGTGGATAAGCAGGACAGCACGAAATAAAGGGGTAAGAGAATAAGTGCACTATCGGGATGTGGACTAATTGGCTAAGTCGCCACTTTTGGGAAGTGGACATCATCCAGGTTCGAGTCCTGGTATCCCGACAAAAATGTTCGTAACTTCTGAAAAATAGTTGCAAATAAATTTTTTATTGTCAAGTATTTCGTTTATATTTACTGTATAATTAAAAACAAAAGATCTTTGACATATTGGTAAAATAATCATAAGCCCATTGGTTGGGAGCACCCCTCAAGGTTGAATCTTTGGATTCTTTATTGTAAAGCTGGAATTGGTTCGAATCCAATTATGATTACAAACAGTCAGTCTTCAGAATGGTATCTGTATGACTACATGATAAACCACAAGGCTCAGAAAGTCAATCTTGTGGCTGTAGGTTCGAATCCTACACTGACTACAAAGTCCAGGAGTAATTAACTTGGTACCTGAGGTGTTCGAAAACCTCGATTGATTATGGTGTAAAGGTGCACAGCAGAACGTAATAGGGACGCAAGATTAAGGTTCAATTCCTTTTTAGTCAGCAATTTGGATCGGTTGAGCAATTGGTTGGCTCAGCGGACTGTAAATCCGCCCTCTTACGAGCATGTAGGTTCGAGTCCTACCCGGTCCACCAAGAAAGTTGATTGGGGAATAGTATACTGTAACCTGATGATGGAGGTGGTATATAAGAGTTTGGAATCATCTTAGTAATGCCAATCGTAAAAACAGATGTCCACTGAACCATCTTCTGTTTTCTTTCTTTTTACACGTTTGTGGTGCAATGGTAGCATACCGGTCTCCAAAACCGTTGATGGGGGTTCGAATCCCTCCAAGCGTGCAAATGGTCCTTTAGCTCAGTTGGTTAGAGCGCCGCACTCATAATGCGAGGGTCACAGGTTCAAATCCTGTAGGGACCACCAACATAGTTTATTAGTTCAATGGATAGAACACTTGACTACGGATCAAGAGATAAGGGTTCGAATCCTTTATAAACTACTAAATTGCGATATGGTAGAGTTGGTTTCTTACGATGCTCTCATAAGGCATAGACACTGGTTCGAGTCCAGTTGTCGCAACAAAAATTTGATCTCGTAGCTCAGTTGGCTAGAGCACCTCACTTTTAATGAGGGAGTCAAGGGTTCGAGTCCCTTCGGGATCACAAACTTCATTTATAATACTACGATCTCTCAGTTAAAAGCTGTCGTAGAGTAAAGTTATAGTCCGACATGGCTATTGGTTATAATGAAGTATTTGCTCTCTTAGCTCAGTTGGTTTAGAGCGCTGCCCTTACAAGGCAGATGTCGTAGGTTCGAATCCTACAGAGAGCACTCGCCGCACAAAGTGTGGAGGAACTGGCCAGAGATTTATTCTTGCAAACTCGATGCCGAAAGTCGAGCTGCCCATCTACGGGATGGGCTTTATGGTGGATGTAGCTCAATCGGGAGAGCGTTGGTTTGTGGAACCAAAGGTAGTGGGATCGAAACCCATCATTCACCCAAATGGAAGATTGTCAGAGTGGTCTATCGTATCTCTTTGCTAAAGAGATGGTCGCGAAAGCGGCCCAGAGGTTCGAATCCTTTATCTTCCGCTTAATTTTGATAAATAATAAATGAAGTTTTGAAACATACAAGCTTTGGTCTGTATAACTAACATAACGTTCTTAAAATTATAAACGAATTAAAATGCACTCGTGGTGAAATAGGTAGACACGAGGGACTTAAAATCCCTTGGCCAGTGATGGTCGTGCCGGTTCGATTCCGGCCGAGTGTACAAAAAGTATGGCAAAAGCATTAGTTACAGGTGGAGCAGGTTTTATTGGATCTAATTTGGTCGACTTCTTATTAAAGGAAGGACACGAAGTTGAGGTTTGGGATGACTTATCCACTGGTAAACTTGAAAGACTTTCTAAAGAAGTAGAATTCAAAAGATTAGACTTAACTAGAGATGTTCTACCAGATATTGAAGTTGATTGGGTATTTCACTTAGCAGCACCAGTATCTGTTCAAGAATCTTTGGAAAATCCATCTAAATATATGTATGGTTGTTTTGGTACAACTTATAGAATGTTAGATTGGTCTAGAAGAAATAGTGCTAAGAGCTTTACGTTAGCATCGACCGCTGCTGTGTATGGAGAAACAGAACAAATACCTGTTAAAGAAACAGATGAATTGAATCCTATTTCTCCATACGCTGAATGGAAATTAAAAGCTGAAGATTGTTTAAGCATGTACAAATCATATTTTACATGTACAGCACTCAGATTCTTTAATGTCTATGGCAACGGTCAAAGTAGCACTGGAAGTTATGCTCCAGCTGTTGCAAGATTTTTAGATCAATATAGATCTGAACAACCAATAACAGTGACAGGTTCTGGCTTACAAACCAGAGATTATGTCAATGTTAATGATATATGTTCAGCACTATATGAATCTGGAAAAAGAATTGGACCATTCTTAATAATGAATGTTGGATCAGGCAAAGAAATAGCTATCTTAGACATAGCAAAAGCCTTTGAAACAAATATAACATTCATTGATAAAAGAAAAGAACCAATGAGATCTGGAGCTGATATTACTTTAATTAAAAGTAAATTAGCATGGAGACCAAAGGAAAATATCTTTGAATGGATCAAACATAATTTAGATCTTTGACATATTGGTAAAATAAAGAAATTAGGATGCATACAGCAAATTTAAAAACTTTTATTGGAAAAAGCAAAACTGCATCCTGTTAAATAGACACTTAGCTCAATTGGTTAGAGCATTCGCCTGATACGCGAAAGGTTACAAGTTCGATTCTTGTAGTGTCTACGCAGAAATCCAACACAACGACGACTTGCAAACAAAGTATTCTAGTGATAGAAGCAGTCATCCAAGTATGATTTGGAACGTGCACTGGTAGGCAACCAACCTATATTATGATACGAGCTAATACTTGTGGATTAAAGGTGACGATCAGGAAAGACTGATAATTTTGGTCTCATAGTTAATCGGCTATAATATTGCCCTGTCACGGCAAAGTGCCGGGTTCGATTCCCGGTGGGACCGCAAACGATTGTTGTTCTTTGACATACTAAAAAATAAAAATTAAAAAATATGGATACAATATCATTTATTTTAGGAATGTCCTCGGTGGTGGTTATCGCAATTGCGGTGGTTGCTGTCACAGGATTTTTTAAGGTCAGAAATGTTGAGAAACAATTCAATAACTACGAACAAAACTTTATGGTTGAGTTTGATAGTAGAACAAAAGAAATTCACGATAATATAAATTATGTAAATAATGATTTAAATCGTAGAATTGATGAAGAAGGCAATGAATTAAATCGTAGAATTGATAACACAGAAAGAGAAATCTTTTCCCAATTAGATTCTCGATTAGATAAATTGGAAACTAAATTGACAGACACAATTAAAAACGGTTGTGATCCTGTTAAAAATAATTAACGAGTCATAAGACATAATAAATAAATCGTTAAAGACAATAATCGTTATTACCCTTTCGTCTAATGGCAGGACAGCTGGTTTTGGTCCAGCTAATCGAGGTTCGAGTCCTTGAGGGGTAACCAAACATAGCGGGTTGGTAGAAGTGGTATCTCGCGAGCCTCATAAGCTCGAGGTCGGGGGTTCGAATCCCTCACCCGCAACCAAATGAAGTGTAGCTCAGTGACATTAATGAGAGCAAGTCGTAAAAGACCGTGACGGTAGGTTGAATTCCTCCCACTTCATATTTGGTCCCATCGTCTATCGGTTAGGACATCAGGTTTTCATCCTGAAAAGTCGGGTTCGACTCCCGGTGGGACTACTAAGAATAACTGTCACTCCATTCAATGTGATGTCGACAATCACGAATGGATCAAAGTGTTCATCACCCTCAGCCTAGGCCTAGAGAAAACTCTAATGAAGCTGTTAAGATTGGAGCGAGACGGGTACTCCAAAGTTATTCTTAAATGGGGAATTAGCTCAGCTGGCTAGAGCGCCTGCCTTGCACGCAGGAGGTCATCGGTTCGACTCCGATATTCTCCACTATTGATGATGAAATAGTAATTAAACGAGTATCCAGAGGGAACACTGCCAGAATCCCACAACAGATAGGACGGAGAAAAGTTAATGAAAGACAATGGCGCATCGGGAACTCACACAGGCCGCAATCTGTAATCGAGTATGAAGAGTACATACCAATAGCTCTCTTTATCCCGCAATGGTAAGAAAAATGGTCGACTCATCAATAAATTCCTCGGTAGCTCAGCGGTAGAGCACGCGACTGTTAATCGTGTGGTCGTAGGTTCAAATCCTACCCGGGGAGCAACTTAAAACCGATTCGGGTTCGACGTAAAATGGATCCTGCGCCTTGAAATATAGACAAAACGTCATTAAATATCCATCATTGAAGGTGTCATCGGTGACCTTCTAATTGCGAATATCGTATAATGGCTTATTACTCCAGCCTTCCAAGTTGGAGATCTCAGTTCGATTCTGAGTATTCGCTCCAAATTTTACCAATATGTAAATAAATGCCTGAGTGGTGGAATTGGTAGTCACGCCAGATTTAGGATCTGGTGCCGAAAGGCGTGTCGGTTCGAGTCCGACCTTGGGTACAAAAATAATAGATATATAAGCCAATATGTCAAAGTTAAAATCATTTTCTGAATTCGCTGGATTTAAAGAAGTCGATGCTCTTGGTTACGGCAACGAAGCTAAGAAACATCGCTTAACATATTCCAAAGAAAAACCAGTTATCATTAAGATGACCAAAGAAAATGGTGTCTATGAACAACTCTTACACTTTCAAAATCCAAGAAATTCAAGTCAAGAAACTCTTTCTGAAATAGAAGAAAATATATCTTTGCAAAAAGAATTAAGCGATTCAGAAATTGAGTTTATTAAAAGAGCTGAAACTGACATGTTACTTTTAATCAATGAAAGATTAATTGAACTAGGTGGAACTGATGAGATGCTTCTTCTACAAGCAGTAACTGCATTTACAGATCCTTTGCTTTATAAGTTAAAACATTTTTATAATAGACCAAGACCTGCTCAATTAGCAAGAGCATTAGATTTAGAATTGTATCCTGTAATTCCTACTAATGCCTCAAGTGCAGCTTATCCAAGTGGACATGCTCTTGATTCATATACATGTGGTTGGATCATTGGTCAAAAATATCCTGAATTAGCTGATCAAATTTCAACTTTTTGTGAAGAAGTAGCTTTTACCAGAATTCAGGCTGGTGTACACTACAGATCTGATGCTGATTTTTCTAAAATCATCTTTGATAAATTAGTAGAATCACAGACAATAACCTTGGATTATTTTTTATTGTAAGCCAAAAGCCCAATTCGCTTCATTATAAGAAGTCCAATAGCCATTAGCGTTTAATTCAGTTTTGGCAGTTGCTGCGTTAGCTGGACTAACTGTTACTAGAGTTTGTGCTAATTGTAAAAAAGCTGTATCATTCTTTGCACATCTTAAAAACTTGATATTGGCATTCTTGTTACCAAGAAAGTTAAAGCCATTTGGAACACTGTATTTTGAATTACTTTCAATAGTCATAACACCGTTTTGAGCTGGAGATAAACCAGGATATATCGCAGCGCCACCTGCGTCTATGCCAAATAAGTTTAAACCACCTGCACCTGCTGGAGATGCAGTTGGTGAATTATTCCAATTGCCACCATTTACTCTAATCCAACATGCATCATCTGTGGGTGATATTGCCATATCAATAATATCTCCATTTACCCAAGTTGGAGTACCTGACGACATGCCTAGGCCCGCGAATTGAATTGCGTTGGCATGCCAAAAGTTTCCATTACTAGAAAATCCAATACTAGCTGTATTATTTCCTAGAGGACTATTAGTCTTTGTTCCATCATTACCAATACCAATATAAGACAATCCAGTTCCGGAAGTACATTTGACACTAAACATTATTGATGATCCATCAAGTGGGCTTAATGTAAGCACTGATTGAATTACTGTGGTTCCTTGAGTAGCTGTTGTATTAGAATTACTTAATGTAATATTACTACCCATTACATTTGGATCTAAATAAAGATTATCGACTGGAAATTGAGTAGGTTGATTATTATTGGTATTATATACAGCAATGATATATCCTGGAACTTCATCTGGACCAGCATACCAATCTAATCCACCTAAGCCATCGTAATTTTGATTATCCACACCGATAACGATATTTCCCACTACAGATGTTCCAATAGGAGGACTTCCAGGATTTTGTGTGATTGCAAAGGGTCTAAATTGTGCCATTTAATATGATTATTTTCTTCTATATATTCAAAAAGATATATAGAAAAACAAAGTACATCTACCGTGGAATTATTAACTTACGAATCATTTATAAACAGTTCTAAGATCGTTGAATCTAGAAGACAACTACTAATAAACATCTTTAATCAATTTGAAGATATTAAGCCGATTATGAACGAGGCTATTGCTATCATAGAACTTGGATCTTTAGACGAGGCTTTCGAAGGAGAAATCAATGAAGAAAGCATCATGGCTAAAATGAAAGATAAATTAGCTCAAGCTGTTGCTGTTGCAAAAGAAAAAGGCAAAGAAGCCTTGACTGGAGCTCAACAAAAAATTATTCAATTAGGTGGAAGTATTGGTAGTGTTATTAAATTAATGATTGGTAAATTAAAAGAATGGATTTCAGCTGCATTTACAGCTGCTAAAGGATTTTATGCCAAAGCTGCTCAAGCTAAATCAGCTGATATTAAGGATATGGTTAGTAAAGCAAGCGATGATACAAAGAATTTAATGATTAAAGAAATAGGACATTTAAAAACAGTTACTTCTTCTACTGCTTCATGGGTAATGAGTGGATTTTCTAAAGATGCAACTAAAGCTGCGGCTGAAGCTGCTAAAGAAGATGTTAAAGAATCATTTGAATTGGTAATTTTAGAATCTATTAATGAAGCTGTTTTATCAGGTGAATTGGACTTTACAGATCTTTTAGAATCTGATGGTCACAGTGCTGGAATTCCGTTTGTTAGTGCTATTGCACATAAAATGCACCATATTCCTCCATTTAATCTATTAGACAAAGTAAAACAAGGAGCTGAGAAAGTTGCCTCCGGAGTTTTAAATAAACTTTCATATTATGCAACTGAATTAGCAGGTGCTCCAGGCCCATTTAAATTTGTTGCTCTGGCCGCCATTATTGGTATTATAGCTGAAGTACAGTTTAAAGGTATTGCAAAACATGCAGTTTTACACGCTGTTCCTGGATTAGGTTTAATGGCTTCTATTATATCTAACGTTGCAATGGCATTAGCCGTTGTTGGTATTGTTGAAGCGCTTATCGCTAAAAAAGATGGCGATGAAGAAGGTCACGACAAAGCTGAAGCCTAACTGAAACATTATTTTATTAGGGAGTATAACTCTAAAATAAAATTACATGGACTCAAAAGAATTTCTTTACAATTATCTAAACGCATTTTCACCAGTTGGTCAAGAGACCGAAGGACAGAAAATTTGGGCAGATTATATTAGACCATTTGCCGATCAAGTAAAAGTCGATGCTTATGGTACTGCTTATGGCATCTTAAAAGGCAGCACAGCTGACCAAGATTTATCGCACAGATACGCTGAGCCATATCGAGTAGTTTTAGAAGCACATTGTGATGAAATTGCATGGATCATTACTCAAATCGAAAAAGACGGTTACGTTCGAGTTAAAAGAGCTGGTGGATCTGATAATATGATCGCAGCTTCAAAATCTGTGATCGTACATACTCATAAAGGTCAAAAAGTTAAAGCATTCTTTGGTTCTCCAGCAGTTCATGTTAGAGAAAAATACACCGAAATGGGACCAGATCAGCATGAATTATGGTTGGATTTTGGAGTTGATTCAGCTGACAAAGTAAAAGAACTTGGAGTTGAAGTTGGCTGTATGGTTACTTTTGACGATCAGTTTAGTGAGTTAGGTGACTATTATGTTGGTCGTTCATTGGATAATAAGATTGGTGGTTATATCATCGCTGAAGCTCTTTTACGCATTTCAAAAATGAATCATCGTTTACCATTTGACTTATATGTAGTTAACTCAGTCCAAGAAGAGGTTGGCTTATTTGGAGCTCGTATGATTGCTCAAACTATCAAAGCTGATATTGCATTAGTACATGATGTTTGTCACAATACGAATCATCCAATGATGAATAAAGCCAAAGATGGCGATATTGAAGGTGGCAAAGGACCTTGTGTTGAATATACTGCACAAAACCATCGCAAACTGATCAAACTTTATCGCGATACAGCCCATGATCTTGAGATACCACTTCAATTAACAGTTGGATCTTATGGAAATGATACAGTTTCTTTCTTCTTAGAGAATACTCCGACTGCAATTTTAGCAACACCATTGAAATACATGCACACAACGGTTGAAATGGCACATAAAGATGACGTTGAAAACGCTATTACACTATTTGTCAATACTTTATTAAACCTAACGGTTTATGAAATCGAATCTATAAAAAATCCTAGAATCTAATGGAAACCTACATTATTGTAAAAAACATCACAACTGAAACTGGCACACTTCCAGTCCTAATTCTAGATGGTCACTCTGAAATATTAGAATTTGACGATTTAGAAAAAGCTGAAGATACCAGGCAAATGCTACAAGAAAATAGTGATTCAGGTCATGTTTATACGATCAGAACTATCAAATGAAACAATTCCAAACAGCTTCGTATAAAATCTGTAACTTAAAAAATAAAGTATGACCGTTTACCATTCATTTAAGAGATTATCACAGAAGTTGGCAATTAGAATGCATAGGGCTATGGATCCTGCACAGCACACTCAGCCAACAGAGTTTGAATTTGAAACTTTAGCAATTTGCAGATCACTAATTAATAGATCTAATTCAGAATTGTTAATTTCACCATTATCTGGTAAAAGATTTATCAAAAATTCAGATTCACAAATCTACTTTATTATTCAAGATGGCATGGTTGATATTATTAATCACACTTATTCTTATAATGTCAAAATTACTTTAAAGGCTTATCAGCGTTTGGTTAATGCCTTTGATATGGAAGTAGAATCTCGTCGCCAAGAAATGGAAGATGAGATCAGATCAAATGTAAAGCATTCATTAAAAACCATTTTTCAAACACTTTCAAATGAAGCAATCTAAACTGCTATTCCTAGGAGGCGCATTTACCATATTATTAATTGTTGGCTTTTGTGGCATGATTATTTGGGCATTTATTACTAAAAGCGATAATGTACCATTTCAATCAGTCAAAGAAAAGAAAGATTCAGTAGCAATTGAGATCAAAGAAGTAAAAGTGCCAGTTTATGTTCATGACACAGTTACAATTAAAATTCCATGTCGTAAACAACACTGTGAAATAAAAACAGACACTGCACAATAATTTTGAAACAAAAAAGAAAACAAATATATAATTAACAATGGAAAACTACAACAAAATCATCGCAGTTCTAGAAGAAGCTAGAGCAGATGCAGAAAAATTCTTTGAAAAAGGAAATAAAGCAGCTGGCACACGTGTTCGTAAAGCAATGCAAGATGTTAAAGCATTAGCACAAGCAGTACGCACAGAAGTTTCTGAAAAGAACAAAGAAGCGTAAAACGCATTAAAGGTTTCTTACAGCAATAAAACAGCATATAGAACCGGTACATTGTAGGTTCGAGTCCTACCTCTTATCGAAAGATAATTGTGGCGAAATTGGTAAACGCGCTGGTAAGCAAAAACAGAAACCTGACCTTATTGGGATACCTACAGCAACTACACAAAACTTCAATCTATAATGAACCAAAATGTGTATCCCGTTATTTTGCCTCCTTAGCTCAGCTGGTAGAGCAACTGATTTGTAATCAGTAGGTCGCTGGTTCGATCCCGGCAGGAGGCTCACCTAACTTTTTTACCTTTTACATAGATATATAGTTTATGGAAAAGTTAAAAAAGAAACAAGCCACTAGAAGAAAATATCATTACATTTATAAAACAATCTGTATCATTACAAATAAATTTTATATTGGAATGCACTCAACTGACAACTTAGAAGATGGTTATATTGGTTCAGGTAAAAGACTTTGGTACTCAATAAACAAATACGGCAAAGAAAATCATACTTGTGAGATATTAGAGTTCTTAGAATCAAGAGAACTTTTAAAAGAAAAAGAAAAACAATTAGTTAATCAGGATCTTTTAAATGATTCAATGTGTATGAATCTTGCAATTGGTGGAGAAGGAGGCCATGGCTCTAAATTTTTAACTAAAGAACAATTAGCAAAAGGCGGTAAAAATTCTATGGCTATTATAAAATTACTTAGAGAAACTGATCCAGAATATGCTAAAATAAATAGTAAGTCTATATCAAAGTCATATTATAAGGCGATTGAAGAGGGAAGAAGAATACCAAAAGCTTGGGGTAATTGGACTGGTAGGAAACACAAATTAGAAACTATTGAAAAATTAAAAGGTCATAGTCATCAAGTTGGTTTAAATAATTCCCAATATGGAAAATGTTGGATAACAAATGGAATTGAAAGCCAAAAGATTTACAAAGGCGATTCTATTCCAGAAGGCTGGAAATTAGGTCGTAAACAAATTTTGAAACAAAATAAAAACAATTAATATAACTATTATGAACAAAGAACAATTTTTAGGATTTTTACGTCACACTTTAACTGTATTAGGTGGTGTATTAGTAGCAAGAGGTTATATGGATGATTCAATGTTAGCTGAAGGTGCAGGTATTATTACTGCTCTTGTAGGTTTTATTTGGTCAGCAGCTTCTAAGAAAACAGTATAATTATATGGTGTCTCGGTACGCTCTGACGAAAGTTAACGACGAGGTCTCGGTTGGCAGACGGCCTCTGATCCAACCCACATTGCGAAAGTAGCTCAGCTGGTAGAGCTCCAGTTTACCAAACTGGAGGTCGCGGGTTCGAATCCCGTCTTTCGCTCCACTTTTAATTCAAAACAAAATGACTGAAAACGAAATTTTCAAATTCGGTGAGATTCAATATCTAACAGGACGCTTAGATGAACTTTACTACAAAGCATTACCAAATGTCTTAGATCTACATGGTAACAGAGGTATTGATGCCAGAATCGGTAAATACTTAGATAAGTTAAAATCAGTTGATGAGACAGCTTATTATCTTTACATGGTCGAGCATACTAATAGATCTCATGCCAGAACCAAAAGTCAAAAAGTAATTAAGAATATTTTAACTGAAGTTTTGGATCACGTGTCAGATGAGCCCTTAAAAGAAAAGATTCAAAGACATTTACATAAATACAGAAATGTATAAGATAATTTTAATGTTTTGTGCAGTTTTCATGGTGTTGGTATTTGTAATGGAATATCCAACATGGAGACGAGCAAAAAGAAAAGCCAAAAGAAAAGCAGAACGAGAGAGAAATAAATAAGTCATGAAGAAACTATTATTGATAGCACTGCTATTAATTACAAATTTAACATACGCACAACACAGAAGAGACTCAGTTAGAATTAAGACTGATATTTTTGAAGTAGTTTATTCAGAAGTTTTAGAACAACCAAGATGGATTCAATATTATGTTGAATGTCCAGATGGAACAGCCCCAAGATCTGGCTTAGAATTTAGATCTTATCCCAAAGTTAAAACATCTGATGATTCAGATTACGTAAATAATGTTTACGACAAAGGTCACATGGCACCAGCTGCCGATTTTGCATGTGATAGGTTTACAATAGCCAAAACATTTACTTATATCAATTGTGCTCTGCAACACCAAGATTTAAACAGAGGTGTTTGGAAAAACTTAGAAGTTTTCGAAAGAAATTTAGCTTTACGTGGCATAAAGGTAAAAGTTACTATTAAAGTTGATTTTACCAATGCAAAGAAATTATCCACAGGAGCCACAATCCCAACAGGCTTTTGGAAAATGATAGAAGCAGACGGAAAGGTTTATGAATTTTACTTTCTAAACGTAACTCCTACAAAATCAGATTTCATGTTATATCAAACTAATTGCTGTAAATAATGCAATCAAATACAAACCAAAATCGAGTACTACATATTGTAACTCGATGCAGTAGAATAAACAATATCATAACAGTTGGTCAATCTATTCCAGTAAAAGATGATGGAATACAATGGCATATTATCTTTGATGCAAACGTCTTAAAAGATGTTAGTACTGAGATTCTTAGCACATTGCAACGAGATTATAATGCTAAATTATACTTTGAATATTCTCAAAATGATTATCTTTACACAAGAATGAATAATGTCATTATTGATAATATCAAAGATGGTTGGGTATATTCTTTAGATGATGACAATATTTTACACCAAGAGCTGTTTGACAATTTTAAATTAAATTTAGATTTTTGTGAACAGTCTAACTTATTTGCAATGATTTTTAATCAAGATGTTTCATACAAAGATTGGACAGATCTTGATGTTAGGTTTGCAAAACCAGAGAATATGCGAGTTACTAAAATTGATCTAGCCCAATTTATTTTACACAGAACTGTCTTTAATAATTTTGAGTTTGAAGCTAGATATGATGCAGATGGTCGATTTATAGAGAGACTGTACGAAAACAACCCAGATAGATTTTTATTCATAGACAAGATTCTATCATACTATAATTATTTATAAATGATGCAATTATTAAACACACACCCTATTAAGAAGTCCGATTTGGGCTTTCATGGCAATTTATTTGGTGGTAAACTAATGAGCTGGATTGATTCAGCTGCAGCTTCTTATGCCATGGAATATTGTCACAATAGAAGAATGGTTACTGTTAGAATCGATGAATGCATCTTTAAAAAACCAGCAAAAGAAGGCAGTTTATTAAAGATCTACGGCCGAATGGAAAAGATTGGCACTACAAGTTGTGAACTTTACATGGAAGCCAGATCATTTAATGTTTACACTCATGGTGAAGAGGTGATTCTTGAAACTAATATTACATTTGTTCGTATAGATGAAGATGGCAATCCAATTCCAATCAGTGACAAAGTAAAAAAGCAGTTTAATGAAACAAAAGTAAAGAATGATATATAAATATCAAAGAAAACGTTCTTAAAGATATTGGACCCAAGGTATACGCTGCACCGATATAAAGTATAATAACAGAGTTGAATACGCAGTCACACAAAGTTATACCTTGCCTACAAGTTTGGAGCAACCTGAGTTTAGCGACTCAGATATGGCCGCGGTAATGATAGAGTAAAGGTAATTTAGTCGACCTCTACAGGCTTAGTCCCTCTGTACACCACTATCATCGTGCATCATGCTGTGAAGAGATGCTTTATAATGGGTAAGTGCTGAGCTTCAAACTTTTTTATTTTAAAGAACATTAAACGAAAATAATATGTATTGGTATAAACTGTATAAAGAAATAAGATTGTGGTATATTTTCCGCAAAGTAGCCAAAGCTAATGAAGAATTCTTAGCTAATAACAATTTGCGAGTTGATTGGATCGGTAGGATCTATACCGTTCTTAATATGCCACCAGAAGTTTTGGCTTCTCCTGAAATAGCTCAAGAAGGTTGGGTATTTCAACAACTTCCAAAAATGACCAAAGTTTTAATGGAAATGGGTATTGCTGAAGCAGCCTTTCCTTCTATGGAAAAAATAGAAGGCACTGATGGCTTTTTAGTTGTCTTATGGCCAGAATTCGATAGACTTTCTTTTTGGTCTATTCTAGGTCACACTGTTTTGACTACGGTTATCATCATCCTTGCAAAATTAGGATTTAACTTAGCTGCCAATCATTGGGAAGCTATTAGTCAAATGTGTTCTAACGC